TCATTGCACATCCCTCCCCCCGCGATATCGCGCCTGCTGCTCCTCGGCCGTGCGCCTGTTGAATTCCGCGCAGCGCACGCCCACCAGGCGCACGTCCTCGTATTGGGTGCGCACCTCGTCGGCGTAGCTGATGGTTGAGTCAGCAACGGCGCGCGCGTGCGCGAGCTCCTGCGACGCCGGCGGCAGCGGCCCAGGATTGTAGGCCTGCAGCGCCGGCGGATCGCGTTGACACTCAGCCGGCGGGATCACCGGCGGCTGGGGTGGCGGACACACTGGGCACGGAGGCGGGCTCAGAAAGCTCGCGCAACCGCTCACTGTAATCGACAACATCGCCAGGGCGGCGAGCTTGAGCTTCATGACGTCTGCTCCTCTCACGTTGCTGCAAGCGCGCACGCAAATCGTCGCGCTCATCCATCAAAGTCGCGGATTCCAATTCCTCCTCGATCGAGCGCGTGATCGCCTCGTCTCGAGCCGCTTGCATGGTCGCCAGATTTTGCTCGGCCACGCCGGCGCGCATCGCCCAACCTTGCGCGACGCGACGCGCCTCGTTGGCGTCGTGCTTCAACCGCTCTACGCGCACGCTTTGCACACCGAGCGCCCCCACCAGGCCGAGCGCTGCATAGAGTGGCCAGAACCGCAGCGGGCCCACTTGCGGCAACACGGCCGCAAAGCGCGACGGCCGCGTCAGCGATGGCGGGTCGGCCAGCGGATCATCACCGAACGCACGCAAGCCTCGCAGGATCTGCACCAGGGTCGCATCCTCGGCGTCGGTGCGATCGGGTTTCAGCGCCAGCGCTTCCCACGTGCGCCGATAGCGCGCCTGGTCCTCATGCTGCGCCGGCGTCGACCAATAGGCCGGATGCGCATCGCTCGCGGCGATCTTCTTGGCGTGCGCGATTGCGTTCCAATGGCGCAGCGCATCGAGCGCCTCACCCGCCTCGCGCCACAGCCAGGCAAACACCTGGCCGAATTCCTTGCGCCGCTCGACGTAGAGCAAAAGCCCAATCGACCAGATCGCGGCCGTGACGAACACAGCCCACTGAAAGAACGGGCTCTCGAGCGTCGCCCACAGAACCAGGCTCACCACCAACGCCCCCGGGCAAAAGCGAAACGCAAACCAGCTGCGCAGCCGACGCATCTGCGCCTGCGCTTCAGCGTCAAGCGTCCAACCCGTCTCGGCGATCGGGCGATGATCATTGCTCTGCACCATGTCAGGTCTCCGGCCAGTCCTGGTCGACTCTCGGGTGATAGGCGCGCGCCGCCTCGACGCTCTGCAGCGCGTTGATCCGATCGATGTGCGCACGCCGTGCGGCCTCGACGCCCTCGCGCAGCTGCGACCAGCTCTCGTGCTGCATGAGCTCGAGCTCCTCGTCGCGTGTGGCGCGCCCGCTCGCCTTCCTGGCGTCAAGCTCCACCATGCGCTCGTAGAGCGTGACGCCGAATCCGGTGCGGGCCGCTGCAGCGCGCGTGACCAGCACGATCAGCGCTGCGCGCGCGCCCTCGATCGAACTCCAATGCGCAGGATCCAGCGGATCGATGTGCACCACCACCGCCGGCGGCGGTTCTGCAGGTGGAGGCGGTGGCGGCGGTGGTTCGACCACAGCTGCCGCCGCCACCGTCTCGCGCTCTGCGATCGCCGCGGCGCGCATGTCGTGCGCCAGGCTGATCGCATCGCTGCGCGCGCCACCATGCGGGCGTCCGCGATACATCGCCCGGATCTTCCAAAGCTCGCCGACACGCTCGACCACGACGTCGTCGAGATCGGCGAGGATCTCGCGCACCTGGCTCGTGACGCCGGCGAGCTCCTCAGCCGCGCGGCGTTCATCTAAGGCGCGACGCGCGACCGCCTCGGCTCTGCGCTTCTTTTCTTCGCGCCCACGCGCCGCGGTAAACGCAGCGCGCTGCGCCTGGCGATCCTTGTCGATCATCATTGCACCTTCGTTGGGAGATCGTTCTCAGGACGATTCAGCGGTTAGGATGATTGTTGCAGTGGCCAGCACGGCTCCAGATGCGGCATCGCGAATTTCAACCGTGAAATTGCAGGTTTTCAGCGTGCTTGAAGCAGAGACCGTCCATGTTCTTGTGGAACTCAAAGCCAGCCACACCCCTGTTGTGCCGCTGCTCAACGTTCCGGAATTTAGCGTTACGCGGCACTCGTACGCCGCGCCGGCCGCCGCCTTCGGCGCGATCCAGTCACCTATGTCAACGTATGAGCCGCCGGTACTAAAGTCTCGCTTGGCGATGTCACCAGTCGATTGAAGCTCATAACCCGCGGTCGCCGACGCAGGCGCGACAACAGTGTCGGTTATGTTTTCGGCTGTAAGGGTTACGCGAGGTTTGGCGCCAGCGCCTGCGGCCAGCATTATTCCCGTCATTCCGCTGGCTCGGCTAGCGCCGCCTCAAGCTCCGAGATGCGTGCACGCGCAAGCTCAAGCGCCACGTTCTTCGCTTCGATGATTGTGTTGGCCTCGGCAATGACTTGTTGGCGGGCGGTCTCGGCGGCGGTTAGCGCCGCACTGTGTGTTTCGCGCAGTGCGCTCAATTCGGCGGCGCGGTCCGCGCGCATTTGCAGGACTTGCGCCTCGACGCGCTCTACGTGGCCGCGCTGCTCTACTGCGGCGTCGCCCAGTAGTGTCTTTAGCGCCTCTTGCGAGATCGGCTCATTTTGCCATTCGGGTTGGCCCACGGTCTCGCCGTCGCGCAACACTTGCACGCGCTTACGCGCCTCTGCGCTGGCGAAGCTTCCGTCAATGTAGAGGCTCACGCGAAGTTCGCGGTCCACTACTTGTTCTGTATAATCCGGCATTAGACCCAATCTCCTTTATAGTGCCAGTTGTTATCGCCGACCGGATTCCAGAGCAGGCCGCAACCGCCTTGCGGAATAGTGACGTTGGCGTTAGCCGGCGCTCCACTGGCCTTGTAATTGTAGAGGGCCACGCCAGAGCCGCGCGACAGCGTGATTTGACTTTCAGCGATGAGGTAAACCGCGAAGCCCTCGGGTACGTCTGTGGTGGATTGCGGCTCCAGCGTATATGTCGGAGTGCCGGACGCAGCTTTAACGCTTCGACCATTGTCGCTCAGCGCAATGCTATACGCGCTGTTGCGAGTATTCGCCGCGCCAAGCCCACGGAAGCCCGCGCTGTTGGACGCTTGGCCTGTAGGTGTTGGCTCAATGCGAAGATCGCAAACGTCAAACTCGGCAACGACCGGCGATTGGCCCGAGCGGGTAACCGTAAGCCAAGACGTTGCCGACGAATAAGCGTCGTTCACAAAGTCAAAGCCAAGCGTCCCGCCGTTGTTCCACCAGCGTTGGTACTTTTCGTTTGTTCCCGCCCCGGTGCTATATAATTGAAAGGACGCGAATGTTGTACTTTGGACGGTTTGCTGCGCCGTGAAGAAGTTTGCGGCACCAAGCTGGGCGCCGGTCGCGGTGGTGAGCACGACGCTCCCGCCGGCAGTGAGCGCCCCATCAAACACAGCGTTGCCGCTGGCGTCGATTTCTACGCGGTCAGTGCCGTTGTAGTCGAACTTCAAAGTGTTTGCGTCGTTGCGCGCACCCCAGGCGTTGTTATTCGTGCTCTCAATCCAGCGTGATTTTGCGGCGGCACCTGAACGATAAAACGTGATGACGTTGGCGTCGGCGCCGCTGAATAAATTTGATCCAGTGTGCGTGTTGTTGCCGCTGTCGGTTTTGTTCGTGTTGAGCTTGCCAACGGCGTCGCCGCTTGTGCCGATCGTTGCGACGGCCGCCGTGCCTAACGCCGCGAGCGTGCGCAGCGCTGCAGCATCGGCAGCATTCCAGATCGAGCGACCAAACGACGTCGACGGCGCGGTCGACACCAGATCAACGCCCGTCGCGTAGATGACGTCGCCGGCAGCCACGGTAAGCCCTGCGATCGCCGTGACGAGCACGTCAGTGAGCATGTAGGCCGAGAGCTGCTCGTGGCGTACGGCTTCGCCGTTGGCAGTCGATGCGCGCAGCCCGCCCACCGTGAAGCCAGCAGCGTCCTGATCGCCTGTAAACGGCGCTTCACCGTTGCGCGCGAGCGAGTCCGACAGCGCATCGGCGATGTCATCCATCTCGGTGTTAACGCCATCAGCGCCGTCCGCCTCGGCGATCTCGCCGCCGACGTACGGATCGACCGCGCGCGCGTAATTGCCGGAACCGTCACGCGGCATGCTTGACTCCCTTGTTAATATCTTGGCCCATGGCGCCCATGGATCTGGTCGCAATCGGCGCGCTGGCGCTCATCGCCCTCGCTGCGCTCGCCTTCTTCTCGAACATGCCGATCGTCGCGATCGCGCTCGTCGTGGTCGCGATCGGCGGCTTCGTCGCCCACCGCGCCGTTACCGATTGAGATAACCCGCTGGGTTGTGCTAAGCTGCGCGCATGACCGAACTGCCGATCGAGCGCCACCGCCGCCAACACTGGCCGTTTAACGCCCCGTTCACCGTCGAATATTCCGAGGTGCGTCGCGCCTATGGCTTGCTCGGTGCAGGCCTGCTCATCGGCGTTCTCGGTGCCCTGCTCGCGGCCGTGCTCCTGTTTGGCCAGACCTGGGATCTAGGCCGCGTCGCCAGCTTTACGTTCAGCGCACTCGGCATCGGTGGCGGCGCCATCGTGCTGATCGTTGGCGCAGGCACGCTGCTTGACGTCTTGTTTGGCCCCCACGACGTCGAAGAGGATCACGACGCCTAAGGCGCTTCCGCGTTCGCCGGCTGCGAGTCGGCCGCCAAAGCCGCAGCGATAACCGAGGCCAATCCCGCCTCACGCAGCAAGTTCACAGCGTCCGGATTGTTGCGGATCGCGTCGGCGATCTGCTTCACCGATGCGCGCGCGTTCTTGCCGATCTCAACACCAAGGATCCTCGCGGCCGATCGCAGCTCGCCGGCGTTGAGCCCGCGCAGATGCGTCTCCACACCACCGCGCCCCGTCGCCTGCAGACGCTCCTCGATCTGCTTGCCGCCCACGCGCCGCGGCTGAGGTGGCGGCGGAGGCCCGGCGCGCACGCCACGCATGCGGCCCTGTACCTGCTGGCCGCGCGCGACGCGCTCCTCGATGTCTGCTGCAGGCGCTGGCTGCATGCTGCGATCGCCGATCGCCGGCGGCGCGCTGCCACGTACGCCGCGCGCGCGACTGGGCGTCAGCATGCGATCTGCGGCGACTGTCGCAGCACCGCCCATGCCGCCGATCCCGGCGCCAGCGAGCGGATCATTGCCCGTAGCTGCAGCTGTTACAGCGCCTGCGCCGGCGCCCGCGCCGATCGCAAGGCCGTCGACCATTGCCGCGCGACCGGGCGTGATGCGTCCGCGCCCCATGCCTTGCGTGCGCGCACTCGAGGGCCCTGCGCTACCGCGCGAAGGGCCAAGCTGACGCCGACGGCCGCGCATGAAGGCGCGACCACCGCGACGCGTCGCCAACGCCGCCGCAATTCCTGCGGGCCCGCTCCACGCCAGATTTGAATTGCCCTGCTGGGTTTCTTCTTCCTGCGGTGCGCCCGCTTCCGTGACGGCCGGATCGACCATGACGCGGCCGAGATAGCTCGTGTTGCCGCGCGCATCGCGCTCCCACGCAAAGCTCTCGCCGTCGCGGTTCGTTCGGATGACGAGCGGCCCGTCATAACGTTCATTCTCCAACGTGCCGAACCGCGGTGCGTCGCCGCCAAATTCCGCATGGTCCGCCGGCGCAATGACATAATCGCCCCGCTGCTCGAACCCCTCGGCTTGCGCCCAGGCCGCCATCTCCTCAGGCGTCTCCGCGTCGGCGTCGCTCACGCCCATCGCGGCAGCCAGGCTACCGATCGTCGAGACGGCGGTCCAATAACCGCCTGTCGCGGCGAGCCCCGCAGCATCGTCCAGATCGAAGCCTGCGCGGGCCGTCAATTTGCGCGCGCGCTCGGCGAGCTCGGCCGGGATTGCTCCACGGCGGTTAGTGTCGAAGCCTTTGCGCGCCGTCGACAGCAAAACCGAGATCGCTTGGGGCGTCGTTCCCAACCGCCGCGCCAGATCCTCGCGCGAGATCCCGGGCGCCGATTCCAGCACGTCGAGAGTGCGCACCAGGCGCTCGTGCGGCACGCGGGTGGCGCCTCCAGTGCCGCGCGCACGCTGCGCAATTGGAACGCCCTCGGCACGCGCCTTGCTCAGTTGCACCTGCAGCGAATTCCCTGAGCTCAGGCCGGTGCGCTCGAGAATGTCGTTGGTGCTGTAGGCAAAGCTGCCGTCGGCGCGTTTGGCGTTCGCCATGATCACCATCTGCGCCCGGCTCGGGCTGCTGATCCACGGGTGACGCCCCACCAGGTCGCGCCACTGATCCGGATCCGTGGGGATCTCTATGTCGACGGTCTCCTCGAGCGTGCGCGCGCGCTGCGCGCCTTCGGGTGCGATCTCTTCGAGGTGATCGCGCAGACGTCGGCCGCGCAGCGATAGATCCGCACCCATCTGATCGAACTGATCGAGCGTGTCGCGCGCCACTTCCAATTCGACCGCCTCGTCGGTAGCGCCCGTCGCCAACCGCCCCGCGTTGTTGGCGCGCAGCGCTTCAATGAATTCGTCGCGTGACGGGATCTCGGTGAAATACCCGTCTTCCCAAGCCGCCGTCGCCAGATCATCGATCTGACGCCCGCCGCCGCCCGTGCGCACGATGCGATGCCAGCCATGCCGGCCCTCGTTCAGGTCGCGCAAGTCGCCGCGATCGTCGCTGATGCCCCCCCTCTTGGCGACCCAGTCGCGAAGCGAGATCTCACGATTAGTGCGCAGCGTGCGCTTCGCCTGGTTGATCGCGTCCGCAGAATTTTCCGCGAAACCTGGTTCTGTTCTCCTAACGGTCGCGCTTCGTACCCCGGTTTCGGTAATGTCGTAATTACGTGCTCGTGCAGCGCCACCACCCCGCCCAGCGAACGCGGTCGGGTCGAAGCCCGACATCAAGCGCCCGTCAGCGCCAAAGAATGGCTTGCCATCAGCCCGATGCGTGATCGGATCGGCCTCGGCCTCATCCACCCGCTGCGCCTGCAGCGTCGGCCCGCGCGCACGGCCGTTGCGCATCGCCGCGAGGCCGTTCTCGCGCGACATAAACTGGCCGTCGACGACAAAGCCCACCACGTTCGGATCTTCGACCTGGCCGCCGTAATGGCCGAACAGCCGCCCCTGAATCTCTTCCGGCGCGCTATCAATCGCCTCGAGGTGATCGGCCCCCGTGTAGACCGTGCCGGTCTCAGGATCGCGCACGGCCGCCCGCCATTGGCGCGCCGCCGGATCTGCGGCCTCGACATCAATCGGCGCTCTGGGCGGCCTTATGCCCTCAGGCGGCGCGTCCGGCGCTGGCCGAGCCTCGAGCACCTCCGACAACCGCTCCTCCTCAGCAGCGCGCCAGGCGCGGCGCTGGGCGGCCTCTGGAGCCTCGCGGATGCCGATCTCGCCGATCGACGCCCGGAGCCCACGCAAGCTCTCGTTTGCGCGCCGTACGTTGCGAGACGCCTCGCCCACGCCAGGCGCGACAGTGAGCCCCGCCATCGTCGTGTCGCCGAGGTTTGCTAACGCCTGGTCGGCAGCACCTTCCTCATCGCCACGGAAACGCAGGCGATCCCGCTGCTGGGCGCCTTCTTCGTAATCGCGCCACGGCTGGCCCAGGAAGTCGAACGCCTCCTCGCCGACCGCCTCGACGAGATCCTGGTTGGGGTGGCGCGCCTGAAACTCGTTCCAGCCGCGCTCGATGCCTGCGCCAGTGCGATTGGCCCAATCGCCAACGTCGTCGGCCGCGGCTCGCGCACGCGTGGCCAGCGATGGCGCTTGGCCCTCCACGACGATGTCCGGCTCGATTTGCCCGTACCAGCGCTGAAAGCGCTCGTCGTCCATGGGCGCTGGGCCCTGGGCGTTGCGCGCCTCGAGTGATGGGCTGTCGAGCGCGTCGTTGTTGATCCAATCGCCCACGGCGCGCAGGCCACGCTGTACGCCTCGCCCAGTGTCGCGGCGGTTCTCACGATCCGCCACCGGATCCACAAACGGCGAAAGCGTGCGCGCGCCCCACTGGATCGGCCAGGCCTGATCGCCCGCCTCGCGATCGTTGGCGCGCTCGAGCACATACTCGTCCTCGCGCGCCTGCTCGATCACCGGGTTGCCTGGCAGGCCCGCGTCGTCGCGCAGCTCGTCGAGCTGCTGGCGCTGCGCTGGCCCCCATTGCTCCTCGGCCCAATCGAGCGCGCGATCCCGCTGGCGGTTCAGGCGCTGCTGGTCGAGCAGACCCTGCGCGCGTTGCTGGCGCGGATCCTCGTTTTTGTCCGTCGTCTTGCGACGGCTTTCCGTCTCGCCCACCAGGCGCGCGAAGAGGCCCGCGAAATCACTCATTGCGCAGCCTCACGCCGACGCGGGCCGCGCTGGTGCGTGGCGGTTTGCGCGCCGACCACGCCGGCGGCAGCGCGAAGCCCGCGTGCGCGCGGCGTCGTCGTCACCGGCGCCGAGGCCTCGCGGATGCGATCGGCGATCGACGTCATGTTCTGGCGCGTCGCCGGCTGATACATGAGCCGCGCCAGCTCCTGGTTCACCTTCGGATCGTAGATGCCCGGCCGCTTCAATCGATCGTACACAGCCGACAAGCCGCGCGTGGCGATCACTTCTGGACGGAAGCCAGAGTCGACGGCCAGGTCGCTCAGGAAGCCGAGCTCGCTCTCGCCATCCGTCAACGCGCGAATGTCTTGCTGCAGAGGCGTCGTGCGCGAGCCCGATTGCACGAAATTGTTGGTTTCCTGTTGCGCCACTTCGCGGTTCAGCCGGCTGATGAAACGCGTGTAGCGGCGCATGGCGGCCGTGCGCTCGCGCCCCGTGAGGCCGGGTCGCACAATCGAGCGCTGCAGCTGCGCCTTCCAATTTTCGTTGCGCATCAATCGCGCCACAAACGCGGTGTCGCCAGAACCGAGTTTCTGATCGATCGCTTCCAGCGCGCCGATCACGAATGCGTCGCCCTCCTCGAGCGTGGCGCCCTGCCCGCGATTGGCCCCGCGCAGCAGCGCATCGATCTCGCCGTCGGCCATGTCGAAAATCTTCCGGCCGGCCTGCGCCATTTCCTCGATACGCATCGATCGACCGTACGAGATCCGCGCGTCGGCCAGGCGCGGCGCTATCATGTCGCTCGCGGCCGTAAAGCCGCTCCAAGCTTGAGACGCTGCGCCGCCCATCGGCGTCGACTTGCCGCCGGCCTGCTCGACGATGTCCCACAGCGCCTGCTGATAATATTCCAAGGTGCGCGCATTCACGCCGTTCGGCAGCGCCGTGTCGGGAGCATCAGGCGAGTAACTGCGCAATTGGCGCAGGTGCCCGATCGCGCGTTGAATGTCCTGCGCTGACCACATCAGCCCCTCGGCTTCGCCCGAAGCGCCGCCGTCTGGTGTCGACGACACACGCGCCAGTCGGCCTTGCACGCCGGCGAGATCGAACTCTGCGATCTCGATCGCCTTCTGCAGCGCGCGCTCCTGCACGCGCCCGCCATGCATGAGCGTCCGTGCTGTGTCCTGAAACGCGCGATCGTCCACTGGTGTGCGATAGGCCTCGTTAAACGCGCTCTGGCGCTGCGCATCGCGCGCGCCGCGCAGCGAATTCAAGAAGTCGTAATACTCGCGCGGGCTGTGCGTCTGCGCAGGCTTAAAGCTCTCCTGCGCCTGGTCGAGCATGCGCCCGCGCAAGCCCGTGCGCCGCGCATCAAGCGCAGTTTTCGCAATGCCCTGGCCGGGCCCATCCACCGTCGCTACCGCGCGCGCCGTATTGGCCCACGTTGGCGCAGCTTCAGCGGCGATCTCTGTCACCGGCCCGCCCTGGTTCGGCAGCTGGTTGGCCCAGCGCGTGAGGTCCTCCGGCTCCATCGGCGGAGCGTTGCCCTCCTCGATGATCCGCGCCGCCTCACGACGCGCCTGCGCCGGCGTCATGCCTTGATCGATCAGCCGTCGTTCGAGCGTGCCCTGGCTCGTGCGTGCATTGCGCAAGCCGCGGCCGGCCAGGCGCGCTGCGCGCTGCGCGGGATCCGCGCCGCCACGTGTGGCCAACGCGGCCACCGTGCCTAGCGCTTCACCAGCTCCCGCACCCACTAGGCCGAGGCCTGTTCCGATTCCTGCTTCAATGCCGCGCTCGGCAGCCGTTTCGCCCGAGCCTGCGCCGTAGAGCCCGCCCGTGAGTGCACTGGAGCTGTAGAGCGCGGCGCGCCCGCCCACGCCGGCCAGGCGTGCAGCCCTGAACGCGGCCGTGCCGGGCACCAGTGAGGCGGTGAGACCGCCTGCCATCGTGAAGCCTGGGCGCTCCTCGCGCGCTTGCTCAAGCCGTCCACGCGCCTCATCGCGGCGCTGACGATAGGCCTCGCCGGCGTCGCGTCCTTCCATCGCTGCCAGCAACGCATCGACGCCGCCGATCGCCTCATCGCCAAAACCGAGCGTAATCGCGTCGCCGAAACCCGCGCCAAAGGCGTCGGCGCCGTTCATGCGATCATCGGCGAAGCGATAGCTCGGCCCGGTTGGGGCCTCATCGACAAAGCGATAGCGCGGCATCTGTTAGCGCGCCCCTGGATTGCCGCTGGTGGCGTGCACGCCAGGCCCACGCGGACCGTCGAACGCTGTGCGGCGCGCGCCTTGGCGCACCCACCGACGCCCGTCGCTCACATAAGCCTGGCCGGAATCGTCGACGATGCGACGGCCGCGGTTAGCTGCAGGATCCGGCAGCTGATCCATCACCCCGCCGGCGCCATTCCCGCCGCCGCCGGCGGCGCTTGGGCTCAGCGTGTCGGCCAGCTCCTCGGGCAGGCCAAGGTTCGGCGCAATCCGATTGGGGTCGAACTCATAGCCCGACGCCATGTCGCTATAGAGCGCGCGATCGCGCTCGTGCTGCTCCAGCCGCGTGGCGTAAATGCCCTGTGCGTCGCGGCCGAACTGGCTGCGCTGATTGGGATCCAGGAACGAGCCGTTGACCGTGCGATTGTAGGCGTTGCGGATCCGATCGGGCACGCCGGCCGCGTTCTGTGCGTTGGCGAATTCACCCTCACGGACCACCGACGTCGGATCGAGCAGCTTCATGTAGCTGAACACGATCGCCATGTCGGTGGTGGCGCTTGGCGCTTGGCCCGCATCGAGCAATTGCCCTTGGCGATTGATCAGCGAATTGATGGTCGAGTAGGCGTCGCGGATCATGATGAAGTCGCCCTGCCCGCGAAGGAATTCACCACGCATCGAGGCCTCAGCGCGTGCGTCGGCGCGTGCCTCGCGGCGGTTGTCATCATTGATGCGCGCGTAGCCGAGGCCGACGTTCTGCTGCGCCAGGTTCCAATCGTCCTCGGCCGGCCCGAAGCGCTCGTACTCGCCGCCCTCGCCTTCGCGGTAGCCTTGGCCGAACAGCGTATTGCGCGCGCGGATCGGGCCCGATCGCTCTTCCAGGTCGAGCGCATCGGCCATCTCGAGCTGCTGGGCGTTGCGACCGCTCAGCATGTTGAACGCGGCCTCTGGGTTTTCGCTGGCCAGCGCGCTGGCTGCGGCGCGCTGCGCTGCGGCCGGATCGTCTGGATTGTTTTCGAAAGCTGCGATCGCATCGGCCATCGAGGCCTCTGACTCGTATTCGTCCTGACGTTCTTTATCGCGATCGTCCTGCTCGCGCCGGCGCTCGTCGCGCGCTGCTCGAGCACGAAAGAACGCCTCGCCGCCGCGCGTAAGTCCCTCGAGCAATGTGCCCGACACCGTTGGCCGACCTACGCCAGAATCCAGTGCATCGACGAGCGCCTGGCGATTGGCCGCCTCGGGATCCTCGTCGATCGGCGAGACGCCGCGCCGATTGAGCGGCGTCAGATCCATCGCGTCCATTGGCGACAACAGATCGATGTTCTCGACACCAAGGTCGAGCGGCCTGATCCCGGCGCCCTGCTGCACGCGGCCACCCGTTGCTTGGGCGAGCGCGGGGTTCGCAGCCTGCGTCGCCGGCGCGCGCGTGCGTTCGGGAAAGCGCTGTCCGAAATTCATCGCTTAGCCTCCCCGCGAACCAAGCGCCGCGCCGCCGAGACTGAACAGCCCGCCGATGATCGCATTCCGGCCCGCCATCGCCTGATTGTAGTTGTTCGCGTTGGCGTCGTAGGCGAGGCGGTTCGCGCCCAGCACGTCGGTGTTGGCGACATTGCTCGACGCCGGCGTGCCCGGATTGATTGGCGTGAGCGGCGTGCCCGACATGATTGAGATGATCTCCGACAACGGCACCTGGCGGCGCGCGAGCTCGGTTGCGTAATCGCGCGCGTAATCGGCTTCGCCCTCGGCCGCGTTGACCTGGCGCTCGTTCAACAGCTCGGCCATCTGCGCGTTGCGCGACGCCATGCTCTGATCGAAGCCTGTTGTCAGGCGCGCCAGCTCGTCGGCGTTCTCGATCGACTCAAAGCCTGCGCCCGTTTCCATGCGCCGCAGCCAGTCGTCGCGCTCGGCCGCACTGAGGCCTGCGCCCGCCGCGAGCTCGTCGGCTTTCTGGCCGCGCGAAGCCAAGGCCGCGTCGCGCGCCGCCAAACGTGCGTTCGTGTACGCTTGTCCCTTCGCAACGTTAAAGCCCTCCATCTCGTCGTCGAACGCTTCACCACCAACCTGCAGGCCCTGGTTGGCCATGCGTGTGCGCAGCGATTCTTCGCCGCGATCGAACGCCTTATCGAGCGCGCCGCTTGCAAGGTTGAATTGATCCTCCTCGATCTGCTGGCCGAAATCGCCTAGCGCCTGGCTCGGGTCGAAGCGCGACAGATCGAGGTTGGCCGCACCGCTCGGATCGAAGCGTGACAGATCAAGCCCGCCGCCCGTGGGGTCAAATCGCGACGCGTCGAAGTCGCCACCGAGCGCTTCGGCCATGTCGAGCTGGCCACCCATGTCGGCGCGCGTCGAATAGCTCGACGGATTGAAGTTCGTGCCGAGGATGTCGCGCACACGGCCGATCTGCTCGCTCGACATCTCGTTGAGCGCGATGCCGGTTTGCTCCTGGCCCTCGCGCAGCTGGCGCTGCGGATCGCTCTCAGTGACCGTTTGTGTCCATTTATCGCCGACGTTCGAATATGTGACGTTGCCGTACGGTGTGATCTGGTTGACGCGGTTCAGCGCAGCCTCGGTGCGCGCGGTCTGCTCGTTCGACGCGGTCTGCGCTTGCGCGACCTTCGCCGGATCCGGCGCTTTCGGTGGATCAGGCTTGTCCAATGCATGCCCTCCTCTTTGCTCGGGCCGCGTAGTGATCGTCGGCGAACAGGCGCGAAATGATCGCGTCCTCGGTATCGAAATGACGCTCGAGCACGGCCTCTTTCACGAAGCCCAGGCCCCAGACGAATTTGAGCGCACGCAGATTGCTCGCCGGCGTCACGCTCCAAAGCTTGTCGATGTCGCAATCGAAAAACGCGTAATCGAACATCCAATCCCAAGCGTCGCGCGCGCGCATCCATCGCGGATCTTCGGCCACCGCCGACACCTGCATGGTGCGCCAGTGCGGGCGCCAATCGCTGAACACGACGACGCCGGCGAGCTTGCCGTCGATCGTGACGCCGACGGCCGTGGCGCTCTCTGGAAACTGCGCACCCCGCATGTTCGGGATTCGCGCCGCCGCCCAGGCCGTGAGCTCGGGTCCGAACACCAGATTGCGCGGGGGGATCGATGCGCGCAGGCCCGCCGTGCGCGCCAGCGCCCTCATACCGGACCGCCCAGGTTAAAGATCATGTCGAGCCCGTTGAGCGCAAACTTGCTCTGGCGCGACCTGGCGCGCAGCACGATCGAGATCGCATGCCCCACGGCTGAGATCGTGCGCCACTGGCGCGCGCCGAGCGATCGCCCGCCCCAACGCCCCTCGCCCCAACGGCCCTCGCCCCACACCAGGCCGTCGCTCAGCGTGGAGTCGGGCGCCGTCGGCACCGGCGGGGTGTCCGCATAGTCCGCGCGCGCCACCATTGAGATGGCAGCGCCCGTCTCTGTCGTGACGATCGGCCGGGCCTTGACCATCTGCTTGACCACGCCGCGCGAGCCGAGCGAGCTCCACGGCCATTGGATCTCGCCAATGATGTCCTCGCCGTTGTCGTCGTGGCCGCTGTCCAGCAGGTAGACGTCGCCGGCGATGCCGCCGCCATAGAGCTTGCCGTTGAACTCGCAGAGGCAGGCCATATTCCAGCCGGTGAAGCGGCCCCAGCAGCCGGTGATGCGATGGCGCACGAATTGCTGCGCACCCGTGGTCGAGAGCGGCCCATTGATCACTAGCAGATCGCCGCCCGGATAAACGCAGGCCTGCCAGATCGGGTTCGACGGATCGATCCGCGCGCGCTCACGCACCGGTGTCGAGATCCGCGCGGTGATGAACGGAAACGTCGCCGGATCCACATCGCCGGCTCCGGCCATCACCGCCAACAGTGACACCAGGCCGTTGCGCGTGAGAATGCCGACGTCGGCGCCCAGGTCCACGAACGGGCGCTTGCCGACGGGCTCACCCACCCACCAGCGCCCGACCTTGGTCCAATCGGTCGCGTCGCTCGGATCCGAGCCCGCATACACAGCGACCTCGCCCTCGCTGGTGAGAAAGGCCGTAAAATCCTCCATGCCGTCGCCGCCATCACGCGACACGCGCGTGCCGTCGACGAGCTCGCCGCCCTTCGAGAACACCGAGCCCAGCGGCAGCTTGGTGACGTCGCCGGCGATGCTCTCGATGTCGAGATAACCCGCCGTCAGCCCACCCAGCAGCACAAACAGCCGCTGCTTGGATTCCCATACGCAGGTGATGTCGGACGCGGTGTAGCCGACCGGCATATTCAGCGTCGGCGCCGACCAGGTCGTGCCGTTGAAATGCTGGGGCACGTCGACGGCCGAGTCGTTGCACACCCACAGGAACGGCAGCGTCGCCGGCGTCTGAAAATTCACCCAGCGATAAAAGTCCGAGCTCTGGCCCGTGAGGCTGGCCGCACCCACCGCGCCGGCGCTGGTGACGTCGTAGAGCGATCCATTGGACGCCGCGAACAGCTTCGACGCCGCGCCGCCGTTCCAAGGCATCAGCGTCTCGACCTGGTTGGCGATGCCGGTCACGTGCGCATCCATGCCGCGTCGCATCTCGAGCTCGACGCCGTGCGGGATCCAATTGTCGAACACGATCGCGCGCGTGGGCGGAAGCTCCGCCGCCGGCGTCTCGGTATCCCACCCTTCCGTCGGTGCGGGCCACGAGTCCGAGGCCGCCGTCCACACCGGCGCCTGGCGACGCCGCGGCCCGCGATTGCCCTTCAGCGCGATACGCATCAGAGGCTCCAGCTGCCGTCGGACAGGCCCGGCTCGGGCATCTCACTGTCGCCGCCAAAGCCGTGCAGCATGACGTTGTCGCTGCCCTCGACTTCGCTGGCGTTGTACTCGCTCTCGAGCCAAAGCTCGAAGCTCTTCAGCTCCTCGGCGTAATCGAGACCCTTCTTGGCCAGATAGCGCCAGCGCACGTCGCGCTTCAGCGTCTCGTCGCCCCACGGATACACGTCGGTGTCGCTCGCGAAGTTCTCGATCGGCGCGTCGGCCGCGTTACGCACCGGCGTGTTGGTGATGTAGTCGAACACCATGTTCACGCCGGCCGCCGGCGCTGGAAAGAGGTAAAGCGAGCCGCCGCGCACGCGGAAGAATTGCTCGCCGGCGGGCGTGACCAGGCCGGAATTGAGCCTGCGCCAATTTTCGGCCGACACTGGCCACACGCGCTGCTTGTCGTCGACGTTCCAGAATGTGCCCTTGATCACGCGATCGAAATCGTCCGGCATGCCCGTCGCCTGCAGCAGCGCGGCCGATGTCGTGAATTCGTGCGACGCCTCGATCTGCGGCCAGTACTTGCGCCGCTTCATCTCCTGCGCCGCCTCGCGCGCGATCGCGAACAGCAGCTGCTGCGATTCCTCGGCGTTGCCGACGATCGCATTAGTCGTGGGCAGCGAACTCAGCCGCTGCACATCCTGGAGCGCCGACAGAAGCGTCATTCAATGAAGTCCGGATCTTCATCGACGCCATCGTGCTCGGCGTCGCCACGTGAGGCCTGCACGTCGCTCTCGATGTCGCGATCTTCATCGACCGGACGCTTGGCCTTGGGCGCAGCGAACGGCTTCGACGTCGCGCGCGAGGCCGCGGCCGTCTGCTTCTTCTCGGGCTTTGGCGGCGGCGCTGGCTTTCTCACCACGGCTGCTGGGCTACCCTGTTTCAGCTCGGCGTTCTCGCGCCGCAGCTGAGCGTTTTCCTCGTTGAGCTCTTTCAGCCGCTGCTCGATGCGCTCGAGCTGGCCCGCAAGCTTGGTGACGCTCGCGGTGTCGGCCGCCTGCGTCAGATAGGCCTGCGCCTTCTTGCGGATCTCGCGGGCGTTCATGCCGAGCCCGGTGTTCGGCAGCGCGCCGTCCGGCAGCTCAGCCAATTGCTCGACGGTGTAGACGTTGACGTGCTTCAGGCTCTTGACCTGCACCACGTTCAGGATCGGCCAGGTCTCGAGCGGCGTGCCCGACGCTGCGAGCTCCTGCTTTTCCATGTAGGCCTTGAAGGCTTCAGCGATGCCGGCGCGCTGCAGCACGTTCTCGCGCACCTTGCGGCTCTTCTTCGGCTGCTGCGTCTTCTCATCGATCTCGCCGTCGTCTGGGAAGATGCGGGCGAGCTCGTAGCTCGCCTCGCTGTTCTTCTGGCCTGGCGCCTTGATGGTCACGACGATGACGCGATCGTAGATCGGCCGGCCGTTTTCCTCCGACCATTTTTTGTTTTCCGACGGCTCCTCGTGAAAGAAGCACACCGACTTGTCGGGCAGGACGTACGGCCGCTCGCCGTTCAATTCCATCTGCAGCATGTGCCAGGCCTCCCTTATTGCGCGCCGCTTTGATCGTCAGCCGCCGGCGCTGGCGTATCCGCCGGCGGTGCAGCCGCGGGCGGCGGAGCGCGCGAAGGACGCCCGACCGGGCGGGTGTGCTGCTCGTACGCCGCGCGTACGCTTTGATCGTCAGCCGCCGGCGCTGGCGTATCCGCCGGCGGTGCAGCCGCGGGCGGCGGAGCGCGCGAAGGACGCCCGACCGGGCGGGTGTGCTGCTCGTACGCCGCGCGTACGCGCTCGAGCGCTGGCCGCTCCACCCTCTCGCCATTGGCGCGGATGCGGACGATCTCGTGGCTCGCCACGGTGTCCTTGCCGTCGCTGTTGGGGCGGTGGGCCTTGATGTTGGCCGTGACCACCTTCTCTTTGCCGTCCACCGTTTCCGCGAACGAAACGCTCGCGCCGTCGGGCAGCTTGTAAAACTTCGTTTCCATGTTGCTTCAGCTCCAACGCAGCACGCCCGCCATCTCTGACGGGCGTGCGTGCTGCTTCGGTGTGGTGACGCTTACGCGCCGTCGAAGGCGATGATCACCTGCGCGTTGTCGATGAACATCGGCGCAGCCGCCGCACCGCCGCCGCCGACGGCCGTCGTGAGACGGATGCCGGTGATGGCGTGTTGCGAGGCGTCGGCGTCATCGAGGTGGCCGGTGGTGCCGCTCGTGTAGAGCTGCACGTCAGCGGCGCACGAGGTCAGCGCGTTCACGCTGCCCACGCCTTTGGTGAGAATGTAGCCGTAATCGTTGTCAGCGAATGCGACCTGCGCAACGCCAACGCGGCGCCCGCCATAGTCCTCAGCCGCGGCCTTCGTGATCGCGAAGGCCTCGCCCGCTTCGTCCACCACCACGGCGTCGTAAATCGTGATCGCGCCGTTGGCGTGAACCTTCATGTACTGATAGCCGTTGTAGTGCGTGTAGATCGTGCCGAGCGCGATGCCGTCTTCGTCAGTCGTCGGCGTCTCGGTTACTTTCGGGCCCAACAAATGGGTCATGGGGATGCTCTCCCGATCATAGTTTGAAGGTTGGAGCGGGGGCCGGGGGTTGCACCCGACGCGCCAGGGTCATGCACTCCCCAACGCCACTACGCCCCGCGCCGGGTTTAGAGGATCGCGACGCCCTGCAGCGAGCGGTTGGCCGTGCCCATGTTGCAGGCGATCATCATGATCTGCACGTCAGCATCTTGGTTCATGCTGGCGCGCGTCCCACCGACGATCTCGATGTCGCGATCTTCGTGCACGTAGAAGTGCTGGTACTCGAAGTTCTGCGCGTACATCGTATTTGCCGGGCAATTCCCGCCCTGGCCGCCGTCGAGATAGAACGGCGAGCCGTGGAACTCGAGCGACACCCAGCCTGCATTGACCTTCTTGTCGCTCTCGCTCGTCAGACGCTGAATTTCCAACATCGAGTTCGAGTAAAGCTCGTACCAGTTGTTGTCGCTGAAATAGCAATCCGGCGACTCGTTGTTGCGCGTGCACAGAATGCGCATGTGGTTCATCGCCTGCTTGACGTTGTCCTTGGTCACCGTGGCGCCAAGGTAGGTCGAGGCGTCGAAGTACTGGTTTTGCCAGAACGTGTTCGACGCGGCGATGCCGCCGATCGTGCCCGAGCTCGGCGAGGTCGAAGTCAGCAGCTGCAGGCCGCCGATCTCCTTGCCCGCATTGCCCGTGCCGTCGGAATAGACGGCCGCACCCATGCCGTTGGTGAAGCCGCGCTCGGCGTTCTTCACTTTCGACGTGGCCAGCTTGATCAAGCCCGCCTCGCCGCTGTTCTTCACACGCTCTTCGCCGGTCATGACGATCGGCAGCGCGCCGAACTTCCAATCGAACACAGCGCCGTCGATGAAGTCGAACGGCGTCGTGTTGAGCACTTCCGTGCCCGAGTACCATTGGAGCGAGCCGACTGCGTACTCGAGGGGCACCAGGATGTCGCGACCGGAGTCGAACTTCATGTTCCCGCGCTTACGCAGCTGGTTATAGAACGCGATGTTGTCGCTGACGTTGTCGTACGTCTTCTTCAGCCGGCGGCGGAGCGTCGTCGCCACCAGCTGGCCCACATTAATTGCGGCCATGACTGTCCTCTATTGCTGGAGCTCGGCGAGCGAGGCGCGAACGTCCTCGTCCACCGAAATGCCGTTGGTTTTGCTCTTGCCGTCACCACCGCCCGCAAGGGGCGAAGTGCGGCGGGGGCTAACGCCGGCAGCCCTGGCGCGATCTCCTGCAGCCTTGCGCTGAGCTTGTTGCGTGCGCTGGCTGAGAGTCGGGTGTAGCTGGCAGGCCTTTTCGAACGCCTCCTCGAACGTGCGCGCCATCGGTGGATCGGACGTGAGGCAAGAACGCATCAAGCGCTTCACCTCTGGGTCGATCACCATGGCGCCCGTCGCGGGGTCGTTGACGAAAGCTGCAGGCACTTTGGTCTGCATGCTCCGTTCGAATTGCTGGTATTGCGCAGCGAGCTCGGCCTTCCGGGCCGCGCGCGCGCTTTCTTGTTGCTGCTTGGTGTGGCCCTCGAGCTGCTCGAGGCGCGTACGTAGTTGCGTGATCTCTTGGTTCGCCGGCGGTGCGCCGCCCCCACCGGGTTGCGGCGCCGGCATGCCCTTCACGAGCTCGTGCAGCGGCACGCCGTAATATTGCTCGGCCAGCCATTGCAACGGCTTCAGCGACGGCTTTTCGTTGCCGCTGTCGGTGTGCAGCCATTCCTCGACCTTCACCAGATTGGTGACGAAACCCTGCACCGATTGCGATGCGCCGCTCTCCTTCAGGTGCGCCGAGACGCTCGCGAGCGCCTCCTCAACCGGCGCCCAGGCCTTCGCCACCGTCACCGCCGGCTGATAGGCCTTCATGAACGCGCTCTCGCGCTGATAAAGCTGCTCGAGCAGCCAAGGCTGCAGCGTCGCTTCCGCGCCCGCCGGCGGCTTCAGCCAGCCCGGGCGCCAATTGTCCGGCATGCGGCCAGGCTGACGCGCTTGCGGATCCTGCTGCTGCTGCGGGTTCGGTTGTTGCTGCTGGCGCTGGGGATCCTGCTGCTGCGCGTTCGGCTTCGGCTGCTGCTGTTGTTGATCGCCTTGCCCGCGCTGTTGTTTGGCGAAGCGGCCGGACTCATCACGCACGCGATCGCGCTGCTGCTGATCGGCGCGCGCCTGGTCGCCCTGCCCGTCATCACCGGCCAGGATGTCGTCCATGGCGCCGCGAACATCGTCGTCGATCGACGTCTGATCATCGACCTCGTCGTCGTTGCCGCCACCGCCTCCAGCGCCGTCGCCGGCGTCCGTGAAGGCAAAGCACTGGCCCATATACGCGGGCAATGCGGCGATGCTGTTCAGCAGGTCGAGTTTACGCAGCTTCATCGGCTGTCATGCCCTTCTGTTCCATAAATTGCACGGTCTCGGCGACGTCGCGCTCGAGCTCGCGTGTGTTTGAGTAGATGTGCTCGCGCGGCTTATCCTGCGGGCGCTCGTCGCCCACTTCGATCAGGCCGTGATCGCGTGTCGCCTGACGAAAACGACGCTTGCTGTCGAAGCGTGTAAGCGCGCCATGGTGGAAAACGCCGTTGATGCCGCCAAGCTGGTCGCGGATGACGTGCGGCGCCGGTAGATCCGAGCGCGGCCACGGCTCATCGCGACAATTGCTGGGCACGCGGCCGACCTGGTGCAGATCGCCGCAATGCTTGCAGAGCTTAAAGCGCGCCATCAAAGCCAGCCCACCGCCGCCAGAAACAGCACCCACACGGCAAGGCCCAGCACCATGCCAATCAGCACACCGCAGCCGGACTTCAATTGAAGCCCCCACCGCGACCACGCTGCGGCGTGTCGTCCTCGATCTCGTATTCCTCGTCGTCCTCGAGCGCGTCGGCGAACTTGTCGCCGCCCGAGGCCTCCCAGTACTTCTCGAAATGCAGCTGCGCCTCATCGAGCGCGCCGGCGGTTTGCTTGCGGCGTAGACGGCGCTTTTTCAGCACGTCGTTGATGCGCTTCTTCGAGAAGCCGTCGGCCTCGGCCGCGTTCAACGCCTCTTTCACCTGCGTGCCGAGCTCGGCTTGCTGCAGCTTCAGCGCATCGATCGTGTCGATGTGGCGCTTCAGCTTCTGCTTGTCGGCCTTCGTGAACTTGTGCGGATCCTTCGCCGTCGGCGGCCCGCGGCCTTCCTTCTCGTCGCTCATGTGCATGCTCCCTACGCGATCGCTTCAGCCATCTCGTCACGCTCGGCCGCCTCGGCCATGCCGTTGACGCGGTCCATGCGGAGCTCCGCCAAGCGAAACTGCGTATCGACCTGGAATTCCTGCTGCTCCTGCTGACGATCGGCGGCGCGCTCGGCGCGCTCGGCTTTGCGATCCTCCGCGTCCAGCATCAGCTCGGCCTGGTCGCGCTTGGCCTTGCGCTCCACCTCGGCCATCTTCGGATCCGGCGGCGGGCCCTGTTTGGCCATCTGCTCGCGACGCTGCTCTGCAGCTTTGCCTGCAGCTTCGACGGCCTGCTCGATCGTTTCCTCGATCTGATCGGCCTCCTTGAAGCCGCGCACGCCGAGCATCATCATCTCGCCGGCGAGCTTTGCGCCCTCAGCGCCCTGCTGCACGAGCGGCACGAGCTCCTTCAGCATCGCGCCCATGCCCTGCAGGAATTGCGTTCGCCACTGGCGCTCGGCCATCTCGTCAGGCTCGAGCGTGGAGTCGGGCTCGACCTTGATCGAGAAATTGCGCCGCATGTCCTGCTTCAACATCTGGCCGACCTGGGCCAGCAGCATCTGCGGGTTCATGCCCTTGGGCACATACTTGGCGAGCACTTCCTGATCGATGCCGGCCATCTCGAGCAGCGTCTCGAACTGAAACACCTCGGCCATGATCTCGGCCTTGATGTTGAAGATCTCGCCGGCGAAGCGCTGCACGTCGTTCTGCTGACGACGCACGCGGCCCGAGCCCCAGCGCGCTTTAATTTTCTGCGCGCCCAGCGTCTCGTTCGGGTCGGACGCGCCGCGCATGACGTCGGCGATGCCCGACATCTCGTACATGTTGTTCTTGGCGATCGTCAGCGCGTTGTAGAGCTCGCGCAGCACCTCGATCACCTTCTCGACCGGATACCACTCGATCTGCCCTTTCGTGCCGCCGCTTTCACCGTGCATCGCCCAATCGTCGACGGCGATCATCTCGCCCTCGCCGGTTTTGAGCAGCTTGCCGATGTCCTTGTTCTCGCGGGCGTAGAGGCCGGCGACTTTGAGCGCGCGCTGCATCTTGGCGATGCGGCCCGTCAGCTCGTTCATCTCGAGCGCCTGGTCCTGATACTGCAGGTAGTCAGGCTGCGGCAGCGTCGATTCCGACGTCGTCGATCCCGTCAACGGCCGCGGCGTCGGGAAGAAGTCGCGCAAGCGATAAGGCGCGGGCCTCTTCTCGATGATCGCGTTCTGGCCCGAGCCAGGCGCCAGGAACAGCACCTGGCCCTCGTCGCGATCCCAGATCTCCCACACCACAGCGCGCGGCTCGCGTGACGCCGGGCCCGAGCCCGACGTGTCGTCGCGCATCTGGCGCTCGCGCTTGTTGTCCATCACCACGTTGGTGAAGGCCTCGCCAAACCGCTGCTTGCCCTTCTTCTTCGTGAAGTAGTGCCGGCGCGCCTTCCACCAGACCTCGTCCTCGGTGCGCGCTACGTTGGTCAGGTAATCGTCCCAACGCACGTAATCGGTGATCGAGCGCTCGTACTCCAGCGCCTGGAACGTGATCGGCTCGCCCTTCTCGTCGACGGCCGGCTGGCCGTCCGCGCCGATCTCCTGCTCGTCGTAGAGCGTCGGCTCGTAGATCTCCCAAACCACGCCCCAGCCTGGCAGCAGGCGATCGCGCACCGCTTGCTCGAGCGTGTGGTGAAAGTCCTGCTCGCTGCAGCTCACCTGCAGGCAGCGCTCCATCAGCATCGATGCGAGGCGGCCGACCGGATCGCGCTGGCGCCAACGCCGTGCGGCCACCGGCTTCGGCGTCTGCATGTAGACCGCCGGCAACAGCGTCTGCACGTTCGACCACAAGACGTTCATCTTGCGCTCGCGCGTCTTCTTCTTGCCGCCCGCGCCGCCTTCCTCGTTGGCGTGATACGCGCGCTCGACCTTGCGGCCACGCTCGACCCAGCTCTCGCGCTCCTTCAGCGCATGCTCGACCTCAGCACACCACCAGCGCGCCTCTCCGCCGGCCTCGTCACGCGAGGACTCATCCTCGGTGGCGTCAGATTCGATCGTCGTCGTCGTCTCGGCCATCGAGCTCCGCCAGAATGTCGTCCAAAGTGAGCGAGCTCGTTTCGCCGACGGCCAACTGGCCCGCGAGCTGCTCGACTGGAATTTCCTTCACCCACGGCCGGCTCATGCAGGCGTAGCGACAATCGTCGCCGGCGTGATCTTCGCCGTCGGTGTCGAGATCTTCCGCATTGTTCGGATCGTGCTGCAGCGCAGGCACGGTGCGGATGAAGTCGATGCAGGTCTCGAACACGATCAGCATCGGGTGCTCGTCATCGACACCATCGATGCGATTGCGCATCTGATCCCAACCGCCCATCGCGCCACGACGCGCCACGCGGGTGTTGTCGGCACGCCTGAACGACACGCCCTTGCCATGCATGGTCTTGGCGATCGACGGCCCTGTCACACGTCGAAAGATCGACGGGTCGGCCACCGAGTAGGCGATCTGCTCGCCCTCGCTTCTGGCGACGATGCCAGGCACCCACGAACCATCTTCGTCGCGAAAGCCGCTGCAGACCTGCTCGGCCGTGCGCTCGATGCCGCGATTAGCTTCGCCTTCCTTGACGCCGTACCACTCGCGATAGCGCACCAGGCCGCCGCGCGGGATCACCAAGCGTCGCCCACTCACGCTCTCAAACGCGGTGTCCTCGCTCGCCACCGCCCACCAGCCGCACGAGAACGGCGTCGCGTAACCCCAGTCGAAACTGCGAAAGCGAAGCCAGTGCTCCGGGATCTTGAACGGCCGCGCGACGTTGCGCTCTGTCTTCCAGCGCGAGAAGAACGCGCCTTCGATGATGTTCCAATCGCCGAGCAGCCAGGCGCGCACCAGCTGCTCTGAGCCCGACATGTAGAGGCCGGCGACATAACCCGGGTCGCTCTGCAGCAGCTTTGGATTGTCGTCGAGCCGCGCAGGGATGAACACCTGCGAGCGCGAGACCTTTTCCTTCGTGAACGGATTGGTGAACTCGTAGGTCACCACCCGCCAAGCGCCCTTGTCGATGTAGCGCTGCTTCACCCACGAGTGCCCGGGCCCACCCGGATTGCACGTCGCGCGAAAGCCCACCGGCACGCCGTACTTCGATCGAAGCGTGGCCTTGAGCTTGTCCACGGGCTTCGGATCCGGGAACTGCGTCAGCTCCTCGACGTACACCCGCGTGTATTGGTGGCCCTGGTAATTCTTCGCGTGCTCGTCGCGATCGAGATACCGAAACCTGAGGATCGCACCCGACGGGAATCGGAAGTGCGTGCCCTTTTCTTTCCACTTCGCGCCCAGCGGCTCGAACAGCAGCTTGGCTTCCTCGATCGTGTCTTCGAGGTCGACCTGGTGGCGGCGGATGAAGAGCCCGCGGGCCTTCGCTCCGTACCTGCCCTCGTGCTCGAGCCAATCGAGCAGCGAGCCGAACGTCTTGCCGCCACCGCGCGCGCCACCGTAGCAGACGTCGAAGTGCGGACACAGCACGTAGGCGGCCTGTGGGCCCGCCTGCGGCGCGATGATCTCAACGGGCCTATCGCCGCCGTACGCGACCTTCCTGCGCTCTCCTGGCCGCCCACGCGGCTGCGGCAGGCCTGGCGCTGGGCGGGGCGCGGGCTTCAGCCGCACGCGCTAGCTCGCCTTCGGGGGCGCCGCCTGCGGGTATTGCTTGGCCCACTCCTCAGCCGTCAGCGGCGCGCTCGAGTACACCCGATGCACGTGGTCGTGCTCGTTGTCGCTCTGGTCGACCCAATTGCCCGAGATCTTGGCCAGCCGCTCGATCGTCATGCTGGCCGCGTTGAAAGCCTTGTTCGCGAGCGCCTGGCGCAGCACCTCTTTGCCCTGCTTCAGCAGCCAATCGAGGTCGACGCCGTGCTCCTCGGCCGCGTGCTGGCGCACCATGTCCTGCAGCTCGGCGAGACGCGCGGCGACACTAGCATTCCCTAGCAAGCGCGCCACGGACGCGTCGGCGGCCTCGGGCGTCTTGGTCTTGGGGTAGGCCGCCATGTAGGCGTCGCGGTGCGTGTGGCCGTGCGCGATCGCCTGCACCACCGCTTCGTGGCGCGCGTTCTTCAGCGCGCCGTCGTCATGCTGCGGCTTGTGGATTGTGCTCACGGCTCACCCGACCGCAGCCGCTCGAGCGCGTCGACGTTGTTTTGCTGGTCGCGGGCCATCGAGCCCGCCGCCACGCCGCTCACCGTGGCCTCAGTGCCGATGCGCAGCCAAACTAGGCCACCCATCAGCGTCAACACGACGCCCAGCACAAAGCCCGAAAAACCGAACATCCACCCGGCCTTATGGAAGCCATGGGCGTGGGCCGCGCGCTCGCGGTGGACGATATCTGCATTGAGGCGCTGCAATTCGTCCACCCGCTGCGCGTCGATAGCTTCCAGCGACTTGCGCACCGCCAGGCGCTCGGCCTTCGCGCCCTTCTCGCAACCACGATCGTGCGCCTCGCGAAGCGCAGCCTCGAGCGCTGTGGATTTCAGCGTCACCACCTCGCCGTGCTGGCCGGCCTTGGGGTGTTGAACCGCCGGCAGCTGGGCCGGTTCGGTCACGGCGTGCGGTCCCCGGCCTGGCGATGCACGCGCGCCTCAGGATCCCACACTACGCCGTCAGCGACTTGCTCGGGTTCGCTGACCACCAGGCCGATATAGCGGCCCGTGGCGCCTTGCTGCTCCGCGAAAACGCCGCCGACCTCGACGGCCGCCGCCTGCTCGGGCGAGGCCTCGTCCTCTGGCAGCCGCGTGTACTGGCGTTTGCGCTCGATCTCGGCCTCGACCAAGGCGTCGAGGTTGCTCTTTTCCACGCGCTCACGCTCCTCGGCGGTAGCGACGGCGCGATTGAGCCTTTCCAGGCCCTCGTCGCGCTCCTTGCGCCGCGCCTCGGTTTGCGTCCGCGCACGCAGCCAGACCTCACGCTGCGCCTGCAGCGTGTCGACTTCGATATTTCCCATGTGGAAAAACCCCTGGTGGACTCGGCCCCACGCTGCCGACCTGGGGGCCGGGCTACGCGATTGGGTTGGGCGGGGGGACTTCACGCAGCCAGGGTGGGCGCGCGGGGCCGAACTGATTTTGGGCGCACTTGAGTACGCTAGTGACCCGGGTAGCTTATTCGCTTGGAACGTCAACCGGTGCGATCGAGCCGAGCTTGGCGCCCACGCCGCGCACGAACCGCCGGCCCCGGTAATCGGGCAGCCGCACCACCGCAAACACGTTCCCCTTGGGGTCCATGAAGCGGATCCACAGCTGCCCGTCACCATCGACGCTCGCGCCGACGTCGGCGGCCAGAAAGATCGGGTCGCCATTGGCGCCCGTGATCAGATCCACCGATTGGACGTCGACGCGCGTCATCATTGGGTTACGGCAGCGCGGCGCGAACGCCGGCGTCCTTCGCTTCCAACAGCTTGCGGAGCGCAACAGTGCGCTCCGCATTGCGCGGCGTGGTGTCGATGATGTGCCGAGCCAAGGCGCAGAACGGTTGCGACTTGGCCTGCAGAACCGGCGGAAGGTGCGAGTAGTGGAAAAACCGGAGTATCGGATCCGAGGCTACTTCATCCGGATTGAATTCCTGCGGGGCTGGGTGAATGGCCCGCTGCGCATCCTCGCCCGCTAAATGCGATTGGTTCTCTGTTGTTTCGTTCATTGCATCGCTCCTGGTGGCGTAGTGACCTTCACTGAAAACCCGGGAAGGCCTGGCGGGGGCTCGGGGCCGTTCTGAGGTTTGATCGCCGCGCGGAGCTCGAGCGCGTCAACGCTCGTCGCTGCGCCGTAGGCGTTCGAACCCATCGGCAGCCCTAGAAATTGAAACGGCTCGCCGCATGCGACGCACTTGATTGCGATCTCAGCCGTGTAGTGCGTGATCGGGCCACCCTCGACTTGCGAGAGTCGCCCTACGCCGACTTGCGCACGGAACTCCGGGTGCTCGCACGTCATTGCTTGGTCTCGAGCGTGAGCATCTTGCCCGGCATCTCGATCAGCGTTTTCGGTCGCGCTGCAGCGCTCGCGCGCGCCGCCTTAATCAACAGCTCGGCGAACCCGAGCGCCTCGTGCCAGTGCAGGTCGAATTGCGTCAGCCTGGTGTTGAATTCGACCTGCACGCGATCGCCGTCGAATTTCACCTGCAGAGCCACACCTGGCTCTGTCGGTTCTTTGGGTTGCATCACATCGCCTCCGCTAAAACATCCACTTGCCATTTGCGCTGCTCGTACGCTGGCTCACGTCGCCGGCGCCGCGCATTCCAAGCTCCCTCGTTCACGCGCTCGAGCGCTTTGAGCAGCACTTTGCTCACGTTCGAATTGTCGATGCGAAAACGGGTTGCGATCGCGCGAAGCGTCAGATCCTCGACCAGCCAGGCGCGCAGCATGCCGACGTCGCGCGCGCCGGCGGCGGCCTCTGCAGAGCGCAGTCGATCGAGCGCATCCTCGCGCCTGGCCTGCGGCGCGCGCGTTGAAACACCGCCGCCCGACGGCATCAGCGCAAAGCACTCGCTCATGCCGCGGCGTAGGCGCTCCAGGCGCAGGCCTCCCGATGGCGGCAACAGCGCCAGGAAGTCCTGCTCGATACAGCGCGCCACGCGATAGAGATCGTCCTGGCCGCGCAGAAAGCCGCGCCGGAATGCACGCTCGCAGCCGTCGAGCACGCGCGTGCGGCGCACCTTCTCGTTCGCATCGTCAGCCATCAGCTCGATCGTGCGCGGGGCCAGAGGCTGCTCGAGCGCCACCACCTTAGCCGGCTTCACAGCGATCGCGCCTGCGCGCTTGGCGCGCGCCTGGTCGATCCGCTTGCGCGGCGGCGGTCGAACGACATCGACCTCGATGGTGTGCTTGGTGACCTTCATGCGCCTGGCGCCGGGCTCCGTGGCTGCTTGGCTTCGATCTCGCCCAGCGCGTAGAGCACGCTGGTGTGGTCGCGATTGAAGAGCGCGCCGATCTTCGGCGTCGACCAGCCGCGCATGCGCAGCACGCGAAACGCCGCCCACCTGGCGCGCACGATGTGACGCCGGCGGCTCGCGCTCTTCATCTCTTCGAGCGAGACGCCGAACTCACGCTCGATCGCGCGCAGCGCCTGGCGTGCGCTGTCGTTGTTGGCGATCACGCGTGGGTGTGCATTTTCCGGAGCCATCAGCGCCTCCTCGATCGTTTAGTTTCGGTGATGTCGAAGCCGTAATTGGCGCGGAACATGCGCCGCTTGAACCGATAGGTTTCCTTGGCTGCCGTGGGCTCGCCCTTGAAGTCCTCGACCACAGGAAACCAGTCGCCGCGACTGTTGCGCCGCTCGTAGGTGTAATCGGCCTTGTAGTGACCGACCTCCTCACCACCGACGGCGTACATCGAGAACGCGATCAGCGGGATCGCCACCTGCGTCTTGATGTTGCGCACGTCGCCGGCGCGCTCCTCGAGCTTGAGCTCGCTGTAGCGCGCGGCCTCGCCCTTGGAGTCGAACCAGATGCCGTCGACCTTCACGCGCTTTGCGCCGAACTTGTTTCGCTTGGGCGAGACGCCGGCGATGATCTCGGCGCGCGAGACCGCTCGCCGCGCGATCGTGTGCGTTGACTTAGACACGGCGCTCACCTCGCCAGTCGTGACCAAGGCGATCCTTAATCACGAGCTCGCTGCGCAGCTTGTCGAGAAACGCCGAAAAGTCGGGGCGTGAGCTGCGGTGCGTTTCCTCGAGCGTGTCGATAAACGCGCGCTGCAGCGCTTCACGCAGATCGTCGGTGATGACTTCCTTAGCCATCGACCGCCTCCTGATCTTCGGTGCGTTGCGGCCAAGAGCCGTCGCGGAAGCGCTGCGCGAGCTCGTCCGACATTTCGATGGTGACGGGCGGCACGATCACGATGCCCGAGCCTCGGCCAAGTCGTGCGCGCAGCGTCGCCAGATCGTCTGCAGAGACGTAGTCGCGCGCGACCTGGTCGGGCCCGCGCAGCAGCTCCTGGGCGCGTGCGTTGAGCGAGCGACGCGCGTTGTAGATCGGCTCGCCCAGCGCTTTCAGCTCACCAGGTACGCTCGGCGCGAACGGGCGATCCTCGGCGCACCATTGGGTGACGGCCGCCTGCAGCACGTCGACCGGCCAATGGCCGATCACCGCGAGCCACATCTGCTTGTCCATAAGCGAGAACGCCGGCGAGTCCGGACGGCCGCGATAGCGCGACATCAGAAACTCGACCCAGGTCGCCACCGCCTCACGAGCCGCCGGCCGCAGTGCGTCTTGGATCATTGGCAAATAGATCCGCACCGCCTCCCGCTCCTGGTTCGTCGCGATCCCCTCCTTGGCCAGATCCAGGAACGACGTCATGCTCAGCCGCGCTAAGCACAGCGCTCCAGGATGCGCGTCGATTTCGGGTAAGGGCCGACTCACGCTCGGCAGCATTGAGCGGGCGGAAATTGTCAGCTGTTGCTGCATTGAGCGTCTCCGGTGCATCGGTGAGCGAAGCTGCGGCTTTTTCGGCCGCGAACTCGCGCATCGCTTTGGTGAAAAAATTCCAGGTCGTGATGTCGTCGGCTTGTGGGTTGCGGCGATCGCGGACCTCGAGCACGTGGCAGATCACCAGCGCGATCTCCTCGATCGAGAGCTCAAGGCGCTGAAACGCGGCCACCCACGCCGTCGTCGTGACGAGGCCCGGCGCCTTGGTCGGATCGAGCTTCGGGTGGTTGACCAGCGCGACAAGCTCGCCGGCCGCGCCCTTCAACCCACCGGCCGATCCACGCGGTCGCGGGAACGAGGAGGAGTCTGGTGGTTCAATGAAGGATTCTGCAGCCGCAACAGGTGCGGCCCCCCGGGCCGCAGCACGTGCGGCCCCCTCCGCCGCAACTTCGCCCCCCGCCGCAATTGTGCGGTCCGTTTCGTCGTCGCCAGCAGCCGCACTTTTGCGGCCCCCCTCGCGGGGTGCATCTTCTTGCTCTGGCAACGTGCGGCGGGCCGCAGAATTGCGGCGGGGTCGTTCCACATCACCGGCCGCAGAAGTGCGGCTGGTGTCGGCCTCACATTGCGCGCACGCGCGCTGGCCCTTGATGTGCAGGTAGTACGCGTTTGAAAGCGTCGTGACGTTGCCGTTGGCGCTCACCCGATTGCGCGGCGCGCGGCACATCATGCCTGCCTCGATCAGCTCGTTGGCGCGTCGATCGACGGTGTCGACGCTTTTCTCGATCCGCTCGGCCAAGCGACCGCGCGACGGCCAGCACACGCCGTTCTCGTCGGCATAGTCCGACAACACGTGCAGCAGCCGCGCGCAGCCGTCGCTCAGTCCGCGTTGCCGGAACGCCCAGTGCATGGCCTCGATGCTCAAGCGACGGCCCCCAGCGCCGCCTGGCTGCGCTTGGGTGCAGCCCGCACCTCGATGTCGAACCAGCCCGGCCTGCCCTCTGCCGCGCGCGTGGTGGCCAACCCGTGGCCGGTACGCACGACGCGCAGCACCTCGGCCGTCGGATACGTCGGGCCCTTGCCCGGTAGCCGGCCGCGCTCTTCAAAATGGTGGCCCGTGAACCAGAGCACGGCGCCACCGTCGAGCACTTCCATGATCGTCTTGCGCGTCTCGAGGTGCGCCTTTCGGGTGGTGCGGGTCAGCGGTTTGCGCATCACAACGCCTCCCGCAGATCGATTGTGCCGACGCCGAAAGCGCCGCGGCGCTGACGCTGGCGATCCCGCGCCTCGAGCAATTTGCGCACGCCGGCGACGCTGGCGTCGACCTGCGGCTTGCTCGCCTTCTCGTAAACCAGCTTGCGGTGCTCGGCGCAGTAGACCTGCGTTCCATCGGTCGCACGGCCGCAGAACGCAAAATCAGCGTCGCAACGCGGGTCTCCGATGCCGAATTTGCACTCGCCTATGTAGCGGAGCGTGAGCGCGCTGCGTGGCGCGCCATCGATCTCGATCGGCCGCAGCGCACGTACGCGTGCGAGCTCTTCGCCAGGTGAAAGCTTCGCCGGCTTTGGATTGACGCGTGGCGCTTTCATCACCACCGCGCGCGTCGCGCGTTTTGGCCGAGCGCCACCATTGGCTCGCCCGCCGACGCGCGCAACGCGGGCGCCAAGCCCCAACCGATGCACCTTGCCGATCACGGCGTTGCGCGTGACGCCTCCGAGCGCCCTCGCTATCTCGCCGCTAGAGAGGCCTTCGCTCCACAATTTGCCAAGCGTTGCGATGCGTTCTGCTGTCCAGCCAATTTCTGACATTCCAAACCTCCCGCCAAGATGCGGAGGTGCGAGCGCTCACGCTGCGAAAGCGTGTTCAACCCCCCCCCCTGTGGAAAACCCCAAGCCCGTATTGATGCCGTCTTTCGTGGCCAGGTAGACCGCTGCGCGGATGATGCGCGCGTCGACGCCGAGCTTGTCGGCGATGATCGAAACCTCGAGCCCCTTACGATAAAGCTCAGCGGCGCGATCCTTGATCTGCGCTGCAGCGTAAAGCTCGCGAACCGAGTGCGACGGAAACTCGCCGCGCGCATCGCCGTCGTCGCGCGCTTTCTGCGCGATGCGATAGATGTTGCGATCACTGCATTCGAAACGCGCAGCGATCGAGCTCGCCGGCTCGCCGGCCGACCACGCATCGAGCACCTTGTCCACATCGACGGTCATGCGGCAGCCGCGGACTGATCGCGCAGCAGCGCGTCAACACACGTCTCCATGTCGTGACCTTGTGCACGCAGCGCGATCGCGCGATCGACGTGCTGCTTGAGCATCGGCAAGCCCGCAGTGCGCACCGCTTTGCGCGCCCACGAACGAGATTTGCGAGCGCGCACCTCGGGATCGGCCCACGCTTTTTTGCGGGCCTCGCTCATGCGAGCGCGCACCTCGGGATCGGCCCACGCTTTTTTGCGGGCCTCGCTCATGCGAGCGCGCACCTCGGGATCGGCCCACGCTTTTTTGCGGGCCTCGCTCATGCGAGCGCGCACCTCGGGATCGGTACGACGGTCCGGCAGACCCAGGACATTGGCCTTGGCCGAAACGGCCGATTTGGTGATGCCGAGCAGCTGGCCTATCGCTAGAGGCGAAGTGTTGGCCAACCACTCTGCCCGCAGGAACTCAAGTCGCTCCGGGGTCCACTTGAAGTTCTTCCGCCCGCCAGAACCGGCGCGTGCGTTCGCATCCGGCGCGACGGCCGGCGTAGCACCCATCGTCATGATGGCGCCCCTCCGCTAAACACCCGGGCGCGACCACCGCGCCCGGCCCAGTCACGCCGCCGACGCTTCCACCCGTGGCTTCTTCGGCAGGCGTGCAATGTCAGCAGCTGAGATCGCGCCCCCGAGCGCCGCTTCGATCGCGACGCAGAGGCCGGCCGACGGCCCGCGAAGCCCGTTCACGATGCGACCAAGCTGGACCACCGTGACGGCGTCCTGCGGATGGTCGCGCTCGATGACGCGATGAAGGTCCGCGATCGACATCGTGCGGGCCTTGAGGGCTTGTTGGAGGGCGTTCAGCTTTGCCATTGCGGGGCCGATATAACCCCCGGGGTTATTCCCCTGTCAAGCTGAGATTAGCGCCGCATTCACCACGTGCGTGTGGAGTTCTGTTGATACCCAAGGGGTAGGTTTGATGCATGCAATCGAGTGCGCCTCCCCGGCCGACATACACTCCAGCGCTGATCTCAGCTTGGCTTGAACACCTCGGCTGGAAGCCCGCACAATTGGCTCGCGCCGTTGGAATTTCCGCTATGCAGATCGGCCGCTTGGCCAAGGGCGAACGCCCATATACCCAGCCAAATATCGAAGCGATCGCGAAAGCGCTTGGCGTCACGGTGGTGGAGCTTTTGGCCGTCGATCCAACCGATCCACAAAGCCGCTTACGCGTTGCCGCAGAGATCGCACGAATCCCGCCTGAACGGTACGCCGAGGCCATTTCTTACCTCGCTTATCTGGCCGAAAAACGAATCACCCCGGACGCCGAATAGACGCCGTCGCACGCTCAACGCACATCAAAGCGCCGCCGAAACAAGGCCCGCCACACATCATCTTGACAGCGGAATAACCCGTGGGGTTAGTGTCGGCGCATGACGCAGGCATATCCCCTCGCGTGGCCGGATGGTTGGCCGCGCACACCGAAACACCGGCAGACCTCCAGCCGCTTCAAGGTCACCCAAGATCGCGCGCGGCGCAATCTGCTCGACCAGCTGCGCATGCTGGGCGCCACGCAGGGCCGCACGGTGATCTCGTCCGACGTCGCCGTTCGCCAAGACGGCCAGCCCTACGCCGACCAGGCGCGTCGGCTCATCCACGATCCGGGTGTCGCCGTTTATTTTGAGCTCGACGGCAAGGCGATGGTGATGGCCTGCGATCTCTACACGCAGCCCTTCGAAAACATGCACGCGCTCGGCCACGCGATCGAGCATCTGCGCGGCCTCGATCGCCACGGCGGCGGCCACATGATCGAGCGCGCGTTTACGGGCTTTCAGGCCCTCCCGCCGCCGTCCACCAGCGAGCGCACCTGGTGGGACGTGCTCGAGTGCACGCGCGACGCCTCGATCGACGTCATCCGCGCCCAACACCGCCGGCTTTTAATGGATCACCATCCAGATCGCGGCGGCAGCGACGCACGCATGGCCGAGATCAATAGGGCTCGCGACAAAGCGATGGCCGAGCGGAGTATCCGCGCGTGACACCGGCCGACCTCGATCGCATCGAGCGCAGGGCGCGTGAGCAGATCGCCCACTGCGAAGCGCTCGACGCACGGCTCGCCGCCAAACGCGGCCATCGCGAGCCGTCCGGCTCGATCGTCCCCCACCAGGCGCAGCAGATCCTCGATCTCTGCGCCGAGCTCCGCAAACACATCGTGCAAAGGAAAACCGCATGACCGCCGCTCGACCGCGCCGCGCCAAAGTTCAGGCCACCAAGCCCGCTTTCGCAGCATGGATGCGCGACAACATGGGCGGCGATCACGAGCCCGAGCTCGTCGAGCACGCCCAAAGCGCTGAAGAAGCTGCGCGCTGGCACATCGAGTCGCTCTTCCGCTCCGGCGCAACAGGCGCCGATCACCTCCCTTTCGATGTCCTCACCCGACACCCACACACCGGCATGCTGCAACGCTTCCGTTGCGAGCAGCCGCCGGCGTTCGTCATGGGCGAGCTGCGCACCTGCCACCAATGCGGCTGCACCGACGACGACGCGTGTGATCCGCCCTGTTCATGGGTGAGCAGGGATCTGTGCAGCGCCTGCAAAAAGCCAGCGCGGAGGCCTGCAACATGAGCCCGCTGCGATGGATTCGAGATTGGTGGTGGGCGCGCCAACGCGCCATCGACCTGGAAATTCTTTGGCCGTCGTGCCGAGACAATGCACCCGACCTAGATCGGGCCAAGGCTGCGTTTGCAGTCCACGCTTTCAACGATCCTGCTTGGATCGGCTTCTACGGTCGCGAGCGGCTCGCGAGCTTTATCGACGGTCTGGAATGACCAAGCGCCGGCGATACGCGTCCGACAGCGAGGGAAAGCGCCTGGCCGCGCTCGCCCGCGAAATGGGCGTGAGCGACGTCGCCGGCGTCGATTTCTACCCCGACGGCCGCGTGCGCATCCTTGACGCCCGCGCCGCCGGCGGTCCACCAAACCCGCCGGGTAATAGCGCCCTGGACGAGACGGACCCAGATGCCGCGTTCGAACAGTGGAAAAATGGCGGCCATGCCGGGCGCGTTTAGAACCCAAAAGGCCTGCGCCAGCGGCTTCTACATCCGCATCACCTACGGCCGCGAGCGAGGCGCCGTCGTGCTAGGCGCATACAAAGCCAAAACCCGCGCCGAGGCCGAGCAGCTCGAGCGCGACGACGCCGCCGATCGCGCCCTGCGCTACGCTGACGCCCGCGCCGGATTTGCCGACGCGCGCACCGTCGCCGGCATCGTCGAGCGCTACATCGATAGCAACGAGTTTAAGCGCTGCGCCGACAGCACGCAGCGAAGCCGCGAGCAGATCCTGCGCGAGCTCCTGCTCGATCGCGTCGAGGGCCGCGGCCTCGGCACCATGCCCACCGTCGCCCTCAAATCCGCCAAGCTGATCGGCAGCTTCGAGCGCTGGCGCGACGCCCAGGCCGCCCAGCGCGGCGCCCGGGCGGCCGACCAGCGCGTCGAGTATCTGCGCACGGCGATCTATTGGGGCATGAAGCGCGGCCTGGCCGAGAAGAACCCGGTGGCCGGGCTCACCAAGGTTTGGTCAACCGACCGCTCCGAGCTCATCCTCGAGGCGCAGCACGTCGCCAAATTCCTGGACTGGGTAAAGCGCCAGATCGACGACGTCTGGGCCAACGAGCCGCCCTGCGTCACCGAGGTGGTGAACGGCAAACGCTACCTGAAAAAGCGCGACGGCCGGCCCCGGCTCAACACCAAGCGGATCGCCCAGATCACCCGGCTGGCCGCGGCGCGCGACACGGTGCTCCTGGCGATCAACAACGGCATGCGGCGCGAGAACCTGGCCCTGCACACGTTCGCCGAGCGCCAGGGCTCCGCGCTCGCCTACACCGCCCTCAAGGGCGCACGCCGGGCCAAGACGGCCGGCAAGAAGCGCCGCGTCACCGTCGTGCCCGTGTTCGAGATCCCGGCCATGGTCTACGCCAGGCGCTGGGAAGCCACCGGCGCGTCGAGCCCCTGGGTGATCACCAGCGCACGCGGCGCGCCCTACACGCCCGGCGCCCTAGGCGAGCTCGTCAATGAGAGCCTGGCGGCGGCCGGCGTCGAGCGGACCCTGCACGACTGCAAGGGCACGTTCGTGACCACCATGCGGACCATGGGCTTCTCGAACGCCGAGGTCGCCGAAATGGTCGATTGGTCCGAGGATGACGTCGACGCGATCGCCCGCCGCTACGTCTCGGCCCCGGCGATCGCCAACGCCATGATCGAGCGGATGAAGCGCCGGAAGGGCTGA